TCGGTGTTAGTTATCTGAGCAAGACCATCAACAAGACCTGCTGCCTTTTGTGCCATGCCTGGAATTAAAGATGCTAAATTTCCTTCCATAATACCCTTGATAAGACCAAAATCTACATCAGAGTATTCAATAGTATCAGAATTTTTAAGTCCTCTAGGCATAAAAAGTGCAATAGTATCTTTAGATTCTTCTGTTGCTTTACCTAACCTAGTATCTTCAACTAATTCTCTTGTTTCTTCAACAACAGTTTCATTAGTTACCTCGTTACAATTTGCACCAAAATCGTGTGAAAATACTGAAGAATTTGAATATTGATGACAAGCGGGACATGACCCTTGGCTTAAATTATCTATTTGCTCAGTCTCAGTTTCTACAAAATTTCTGGTAGAAAATTGAGTACCACTAAATTTAGCACTCTTTTTATTCCACATTTTAAACAAAATAATGTTACCCTCATTAGGATTAGAATGCATCGTTGGTGGATATTCTAGGTTGGTGGGGTTTTGACCATCCCAGTTATCTAAATTACCTGAGGCAGCCATTTGGTCTAAACCTAGATTACCTAAATCTGCAAGTGTCCCAGTAACAGCATCAGACAATTGTCCAAAAATACCACCACTTGCTTGTACGTCTTGATTATCTACCATTTATAATAACTCCCAGTTTATTTATAAAGCATATACAGAAATACCTATAGTTATTTATAAATAAAATATAGATTATGGCATATAAGGGAAAATACAGAGTAAAAAATCCTTCAAAATATCTAGGTGACCCAACCAAAGTGGTATATAGGTCTTTATGGGAAAGACGATTTATGGTTTTTTGTGACAGCACCAGTTCAGTTTTAAACTGGGGTTCAGAAGAGGTGGTTGTTCCATATAAATCACCGAAAGACAACAAAATACACAGGTATTTTGTTGATTTCATAGTTGAAACAATAAATAAAAAGGGTTTTAAAGAAATAACTTTGATTGAAGTTAAACCAAAAGCACAGTGCAAAGCACCAGAAAAGAGAGAAAAACCTACTAGAAGGTATATAACAGAAGTTATGAGATGGGGTGTTAACAGTGCTAAATGGAAAGCAGCCAGAGAATTTGCTGAAAACAAGGGATGGAACTTTAAGATTTTAACAGAAGACGTGTTATATAAAAAAGGAAATAAAAAAAAGAAACATGGCTAAACGGAATCCATTTGGTAAACTTAAAACTCTTTCCTCTATGTCTGAGGTTGACCCAGAAACCAAACAATCATGGAGATGGTTCAAAGATACTGTTAGCAGAATCTCAGAAGGTAAAAAATATGGATATGATGATGTTGCACAGGCATCACATATTAAAAAAGGCCCTCAGACTTCTTTAAGAAGTCTTGTTTCTGGTGACCAGACTGGTAAAATGTTTACTTTCAGATATCTACCTAAGGGTAGGGCCACACTTAAATACTACGACACCTTCCCTCTTGTCATAACCTTGGACGTGACTAAAACATACATCACGGGTCTTAACCTACACTACATTGCACCAAGATATAGACAAATACTATTAAACCATTTGGATGACTATTCAAATAACACCCAATATGATGAGTTCACAAGACTCAGGGTTACATATGACTGGTTAAAGAGTGCATCAAGGTTAAAATGGTATAAACCCTGTTTTAAAAAATACCTAAGGACTAGGTTCAGGTCGGAAATGTTATTAATACCTTCTCCCGATTGGAACTCAGCAATACGATTGCCAACTGAACAATTTAAGAAATGGTCTAAACAAAGAGTCTGGAAGAAAAGTCATGACGATGTTATGGATAGTTTGCGGTAGTTGTTATAAATACTTAGAGAATAAACATGCCAAGAATAGATAGAATGATAAATAATATAAAGAAGTTTGGTGTATTTACACCAAACAAATACTTAATTGAATTTAGTGGATTTTTAGGTATTTCCGACTTCGCTCAGGGCAACAGGATGAGTTTAATGTGTAATTCAGTTTCAGCGCCCGGCAGGTCAATTGCCACCGCACCCGATAAAAATTATGCAGGGCCTTCAAGAGAGATACCATATGATTCACTTTATGGTTCAGAAATAACATTGAATTTATTTTTGGGTAAAGATATGTGGGAGAGAAGGGTTTTTGAAACTTGGATGGATGGTATAGTAGACCCAAGAAGTGGTAGACTTGCCTATTATGATGACTACAAATGTGATATGTACATATACGTACTCAATGAGTTTGATATGCCCATTTATCGAATAAGGGTAGAAGAAGTGTTCCCTAAAGCAATCGGTGAATTAACGCTCAGCAATGAAGGTGGTGGTGCTATTGCTCAACAATCAGTCACCCTAGCATTCAGAAGGTATGTACCCACCATTATTTCTTTTGGTGGTGCAGTGGCCGCAGAGTTTTTATATGATGTACCTGCAGTAAGAAATTTCGACGAAGGTCTGGGTGGTACTCTGCAGGAGTTAGGAATTTTAGGTGGAGAGTATGGTAATCCATTCAACTTTTCACAATTGTTTGAGGTTTGGGCAGATGGTGGAGCGGCTACTTTACAGGAGATAACTGGCTTCAACATTGGGGGTATGGGTAATTGGTTATAATTTATAGGAGATGATATAGTATGGCACTACCAAAAGTTGCAACACCAAAATACAGTCTAAAATTACCGTCTAACGGTGATACAATTAACTATAGACCGTTTTTGGTTAAAGAAGAAAAAATTTTATTGATGGCCGTTGAATCGGAAGATGACAGAGAATTAGCAAATGCAGTTAAAACCATCATTAATAACTGTATAGAAAGTGATGACGTTGATGTTCAAACACTACCCGTTTTTGATATTGAATATCTATTTTTAAATTTGAGGTCGAAATCGGTAGGTGAAACGGTCAAACTAAAGTTAAAGTGTGAAAAATGTGAACATGAATGTCTTGTCGGAGTAAACCTTTCTGATGTCGGTGTTATTAAAACTGAAGGTCATGACAGCAAAATTCAACTGACTGATGACATTGGTGTTGTTATGAGATATCCTACTTTTGGTATGCTTGATTCACCAAACATGAAGGAAAACCCTCTTAAAGTGGTAAATATGTGCATAGACAAGATTTATGATGCTAAAACAGTTCATGAGGCAAAAGATTCTACAGATGAAGAACTATCAGATTTCGTAGATAGTCTTAACCACTTGCAATTTGAGAAGATACAAAAATTCTTTGAAACGATGCCTAAAATGCAAAAAGTGATAAATTTCAAATGTGATAGTTGTTTAAATGAAAATTCAGTTACAATGGAGAAACTACAGGATTTTTTCGCATAGGTCTTTGTCATGATACGTTAATTAACTATTATCAAACAAATTTTTCAATGATGCAACACCACAACTATTCATTGAATGATTTAGAAAATATGTTACCATGGGAAAGACAAGTATACATAACTTTATTAACTAAATTTATTAAAGAAGAAAATAAAAAGAATGAGCAGAACAAATTTTAAGGTATAAATAAATCGTATGGCTAATGATAATAACCCAGAAAATCTATCGATAACAAGTATATTCACTAAGAATATTATGCTTGCTAATGAAAAAGCACTTAATGTAGAAGATGCAAAACAAACCAAGGAAGTTAAAAAAGTTTCTGCGGGTATTAGTAAAATGGGCCAAGAGTCCAAGACCAAAGCGAAAGAAGAAAAGAGAGAGCGTGAAAGTTTTATGTTAAATCTTCTTGAAGGTTTTCAAGACGCATTCCTTGATGCTAAATCAGAGATGACGCAACCATTTAAAGATACTAATTTAACAGGTATTGTTAAACTGCTTTTATTAGCAGTACCTGCATTGGCAGCAGGAATTGTTGCTGGAATTTTTGGTCAGGTTGGGTCAATTATGAGTAAGTTGCCTGGGGTAAAGAAAATAAACAGTTTTTTCCAGTGGATTGCAAACATCAAATGGGGTAAATGGTTAACAGTTTTTTCTAAAGGTGGAAGACTACAAAAGGTTGGTACATTTTTTAAGGCCCTAGGTAAGTTTTTTAGGGTTATCGGTAAAATACTTAAACCATTTATTGAAATAGGTAAGTTTGTTTTTAAATTCATTGCTCCTCAATTTAAACATATGGGAAAGATATTTAAGGTATTTTTCCAATTAGGTAAAGCATTCTCTAAGTTTCTTTTACCGATTTCTATAATATGGTCACTGGTAGAAGCAACCATACGCTCTTGGGATAAATTTGCAAGCGGTGATATACTAGGTGGTATTGGTGACTTTAT